ACACGAGTCTGGGGCGAGAGCACGACCATAGGGGTAACTTCAAACAAGTCATAGGGGGGCGGGTACTACACGTTACGCACGTAAAGGAGTACTTACTTGACCAGATGATCCGCGACCTTAGGGGTGGAGGGAATTATTATGATGTGGCTACGAGGGCAGCTGGTTACCCCCACCTAGTAGGGAAATATCGGGGTGAGTTGTTCTTCTCCAAGGATGAGGAGGCATTGGTAGCCAAGACCATATATAAGTTCAAGGACAAGTTCAAGGTGCTTATCAACCTGTCGGGCTCCTCCCCACACAAAGCATTTGTGCAGGCCAAGGAAGTCATTGACCGCATCATGGATAGATACCCAGATGCCCAAGTATTCACCACGGGGGATAAGCTATCAGAAGGCTTGGATAGCAAGAGATTTGGGGTCATCAGGCTCTCCAACAAGATGCCCTTCCGCCAAGTCCTCCTCATGGCAAAGTACATGAACTGCGTGATTGGAACTGAGTCTGGCATGATGTGTGGGGCAAGTTGTCATGGGGTGCCTACCATCCAGCTTATGACCGCCGCCAGCCTCAAGAACCACACCCAGTATGCAGACAACAACTATAGTTTGCAGTCACCCGCCCGATGCTCCCCTTGCCACAAGAATCCCTATGATTACTGGGGCTGTCCCACCAAGGATAACTACCCATTGTGCGTATTCTTCGATGTAGACCGCATCATGGAACAAGTTGAGAAGATTCATGGCCTACATTCAGTGTAGAGAGCTACAGAAGCTCAGTATGCGGCAGAAGCAAGCCTGCCCCCTCTGTGGCCAACTCCAAACCATCATGATGAGGGGCAAGGTGAGGGACTTAGAGGACAAGACCATCAACGTGGTGGGCGACCGTGGCTACTCATTCTGCAACTGTCGCAACATATTCTTCACCGATTGGAAGAACATAGACCTCAATATCTATGATGAGGTTTATAGCGAGGCGGAGGGTGGGGATGAAGGCGACAAGAACATGCGCCTCATGGAGGTTGAGAAGCAATGGCAGGTGGTGCAACGCTATGCGCCCAAAGCCAAGAGCCTCCTAAACATCGGGGACTATGAGGACACCTTCCTCGACTACCTAAAGCTCAACAACTTCACCAAAATGGCACTGACCACCATCGACATTATCCCACGTCAGTCGCGCCACAGACTAATAACTGGCAACTTTGAACACCACGAATTTGCTGGGGAGAAGTTCGACATCATCTGGATGTCGCATTTCATGGAGCATACCAAGAGCCCGAAGGATGCGCTAATCAAGGCCAAGAGCCTGATGAATCCTGGCGGCATCATCTTCAACGCCATGCCCGATACCCACCATATCAACTGGTCTGACCCTCTCTCTTGGTACTGGATGGTGCAAGAACACCACACCCTCTGGAACATGTATGACTGGGTGAGCTTTGCAAAAGAGGAGTGCGGTCTAGATTGTATCTATGGCAACATCAGTACCGATGTGCTAGAGATTGGAAGCGGCCACCGTTGGATTAACGAAGCGAGGACAATATTCAAACAGGCATAGTGATACTACATTACATCAAGGATGATTTGACCAAGGCTTGTGTGCAGTCCATCAGGGATAATACTCAAGCTGGAAGCTACCACATCTATGTGGTGGATAATAACTCACCCACCCCGACTACAATTCAATCCGACTCAGACCTCACCGTCATAAGGAATACATCTAGGTACTCCACAAGTGGGATGAACTTTGGTTTCCACCATGCACTGTATATCTCTGGGCGAGACCATGACTACATAGTCAACCTCGACAACGACACCCTAGTCCACAAAGACTGGTTGGAACCCTTGGTCAGGGAGATGGAAGAACACCCACTCACTGGTATCTGTGGGGGCAAGCAGTGGAACAAGGAAGGCACAGAATACCACTCCGTGGGTGCCGATATGTCAGGCTACATCTATACCAATAGCCCAACGGAGCGCACCGAGGTCAACTGGCTACAAGGTAGCTTCCACATGTACCGAGCCAAGATGATGAGGATGATTGGGCTACAGGACACCCGTTATCAAGACTACTGCTCAGACTCCGACTACTGCATCCATGCGATTGACCGTGGGTGGGATGTGGTATTCGTACCTGATAGCTCAATCACCCACTTCGGTGGAACCTCCTACCGCGAGTACCCCGTTGACCGCGCCGATGACTTCGGTGCATTCAAAGCAAAGTGGTTTGGCACAAAGTTCAATAGCCTAGCCAATGTACTCCCCATCAACAGCCAAGAACGTCTATACGGCCAAGTAACCTACAAGGAGTCGCGCCGATGAAAGAGTGTTTAGTGTGCCATAACCCCATATCCCCATTCATGTCATTCGGCAAACAGCCAATTGCCAATGGGTTCCTTACCCCCGAACAATTCAACGATGAATACTTCTACGAAATGGAGGTGGCCTTCTGCCAAATCTGCTTCATGGTGCAGCTAGTCAACCAACCCAGCCCATCACAGATGTTCCATGAGAACTATGCGTTCTACTCCTCAACCTCCAAAGGCATGGCTAGGCACTTTGAACACTTCGCCAATGATGTTATCAGGATGTACTCCCCTTCCTTCGTTGTGGAGATAGGGAGCAATGACGGCATCATGCTCAAGCACATTGCCAATCAGGACATTCGCCACCTTGGAGTGGAGCCCTCAGAGAACGTAGCGGCCATGGCAACGGAGCAGGGAGTCAACAGTATCTCCCAGTTCTTCTCAGAGTCATTAGCAGACAAGATAGTAGATGAGAATGGGCAGGCCGATGTGATTCTCTCTGCCAACGTGATGGCCCACATATCCGACATCCATGAGGTGATGAGGGGGGTGAAGAAGTTGCTAAAGCCTGATGGCGTCCTCATCTTTGAAGACCCCTACCTTGGCGACATACTATCGAAGGTTGCCTACGACCAAATCTACGATGAACACGCCTTCTACTTCTCCCTGTCCTCCATAATCTTCCTCATGGGTCTCTACGACATGGAGGTTATTGATGTATGGCATCAGGATGTGCATGGTGGTTCTATGCGTTACACGGTGGCGCATAAGGGTCGATTCACACCCAATGAATGTGTAACAAGGTTGTTACAACAGGAATCCTCCAATGGGCTTAAGGAATCGTCCACCTACGACACCTTCAGGTCTAATGTAGAGCAATCCCGCGACATCCTTGTGGACACCCTTCACTCCATCCGCGCTAAGGGTGGGAGGATTGTGGGCTATGCGGCTACCGCAAAGTCTGCCACAGTTCTCAACTACTGCGACATTGGTGCTGACCTAATCGACTACATCTGCGATACCACACCCATTAAGCAGGGAAAGTGTAGCCCTGGGGCACATATCCCCGTTCGCCCCTATCAAGACTTCAAAGACAACCCTCCAGACTACGCCATCCTCTTCGCATGGAACCATGCCAAGGAAATCATGGAGAAGGAGAGTGGATTCATGGGGCAGTGGATATTCTATGTGCCCGAGGTGAGGGTAGAATGACGCCAGTTGCTAACCCCCTAGCGTCATATCTTGAGCATAAGGCAGAGATAGATAAGGCTGTCTTAGGCGTGCTAGCCAGCGGGTCTTATATCCTAGGCGAACAGGTTAAAGCCTTTGAGAAGGGCTTTGCCAAGTATCTTGGGGTGAAACATGTCATTGGTGTAGCTAGTGGAACCGATGCCCTTCACCTTGGTATGAGGGCACTAGGCATAGGCCATGGGGATGAGGTCATAACGGTGAGTCATACCGCCGTAGCCACAGTCGCCGCAATCGCCATGACTGGCGCAACCCCAGTGTTGATTGACATAGAACCCGACACCTTCACCATAGACCCAACAAAGATAGAACAAGCCATCACCAAGCGCACGAAGGCCATACTCCCAGTCCATCTCTACGGTAATCCAGCCAACATGGAAGCTATCAACTGGATTTCCAAGAACCGCAACCTCATGGTCATTGAGGATTGCGCTCAAGCCACAGGTGGCAAGTATAAAGGCAAACGCCTTGGCTCCATAGGGAACATTGGTTGCTTCTCCTTCTACCCCACCAAGAACCTTGGGTGCTTTGGGGATGGTGGAGCCATCTCTACCAACAACCACAAGGTTGCCAAGAAGCTCAGGCTCTTGCGCCAGTACGGTTGGGAGAAGCGTTACATAAGCTCCATCCATGGATTCAACTCTCGCCTTGATGAGATACAGGCGGCAGTGCTTAACGTGAAGCTCAAGTACCTCGATAGAGACAACAAGCGTAGGGCAGACGTAGCCCAATACTACGGTAAGCTCAACAAGGATTCCGTCTACCACCTATATGTCACAAGGAAGGCCGACAGGTCAAGATACATGAAATACATGGAGACCCTTGGCATCCAAACCTCCATCCACTACCCCGTACCTATACATCTCCAACCCGCCTACAAGTCTCTCGCAAGGGTCTCTGGCTCCATGAGCAATACAGAGTTGGCCGCTAAACAGGTAGTCTCACTACCTATGTACCCAGGTGCCTATGAATAATGTGAAGCTGTATGACATTAAGAGTCTGGATGAGGAGAATGGGAGTCTAGCGTTCATCGAGACACCATTCGCTGTGAACAGGATGTTTTATGTCTATGGGGTGCGTACAGGTGACATCCGTGGGAAGCACGCACATAAGTCGTGTAAGCAACTGTTGGTGTGTATCAAAGGTGCGGTCAATGTAGTCTGTGATGATGGACAGGCGCGAACCATGTACACATTGAACTCTCCCCTTCAAGGTCTCTACATCCCTCCGCTCATCTGGGCGGAGCAATACTACCACTCACCCGACAGCATGTTGGTGGCCCTAGCCAGCCACAAGTATGACGAGAGCGACTACATCAGAGACTATGAACTCTACAGGGAGACTGTGCTTTGAAAATCCTGATGACAGGCGGCACTGGGCTCCTCGGTCAAGAGATACTCAAGCTCGACCCATCCATTGAGGCTCCGCCCCGCTGGAAGATGGACATAACCTACTATGAGGCCATAGAGCGTGAGCTTTACACCTCCAAGCCCGATACCGTCCTCCACCTTGCCGCAGAGACCGACTGCCTGATGCACAACAGCAAGCCAGACCTTGGTATCAAGGCCAACATAATTGGCACTGCCAACATGGTGCTGGTCTGTATGCAGTTTGGTATTAGACTGGTCTACATCTCCACCGACTATGTATATCAGGGTTCTGGACCCCACAAGGAGGATGAGCCCTTGCGCCCTCCCTACAACTTCGGCTGGTCTAAGCTTGGTGGCGAGTGCAGTGTGATTACCTACACGAACTCCCTGATACTTCGGTTGTCCTTTGGCCCACGCCCATTCCCTTGGCCCAAGGTCTATGAGGGTCAGACAAACTCCAAGTTATATGTAGACGAGATGGCAAAGCTCGTATTAGCCGCTACCAAGTCCACCTCCATAGGCATCATGAATCTTGGTGGAAAATCAAATACACTTGAAGAATATGCAAAGAGGACTAAGCCAGAGATTACCACCATTCCTTGCCCTGATTGGGTACCTAAGGACACCTCGCTCGACCTAACCCGTATGGAGACAGAGATATGAAGATTGTGATAACAGGTGCGCTCGGTCATGTGGGTTCCAAGCTAATCCGAGGGTTAGACCACGAACTAGTCCTCATCGACAACTTCAATACACAAGCCTACCCGTCCCTCTTCAACCTGAAGGCCAACCATAAGTTCATCCAAGCCGACATCCTTGATATGGACTTGGTAAACACATTCAAGGGTGCTGATGTAGTTATCCACCTAGCTGCCATTGCCGACCCAGAGAACAGTCTGAAGCAGAAGGAGGAAGTCTGGAGGGTCAACTACACTGGCACTGAGAATGTAGCCCGTGCCTGCATGAATCTCTCCATCCCCATGATATTCGTATCCACCACCAGCGTCTATGGGGTTCAGGAGGAAGAGGTAGATGAGACCTGCACAGTCCTCAAGCCCCAAACCCCCTACGCCGAATACAAGATAAAGGCGGAGGAGTTGCTCAAAGAGCTGGGTACAAGTGGCTTAAGGTTCATCACCTGTCGCCTCGGAACCATATTTGGCCCAACCCCAGGTATGCGCTTCCACACTGCAGTAAACCGCTTCTGCTTCCAATCGGCCATGGGTCAGCCCATCACAGTCTGGAAGACCGCCCTCAATCAAAACCGCCCATACCTTGCGATAGAGGATTTGGTAAAGGCTATGAAATTCATCATAGACAATAAGGTGTATACCAACGAGATATACAATGTGGTCACTTTAAATACCACCGTTGGGCACATCATAGACATCATCAAGGAAGTAATCCCCGACCTCTCCATCAACTATGTGGACTCTCCCATTATGAGCCAGTTGTCATACACCATCAGTAATAAGAAGTTCAGAGACCTTGGCTTTGAGTTTGAGGGCAATATGCCCAAGGGCGTTAAGGCCACATTGAGGATGCTGAAATGAATGTCTGTGTAGTCATCCCCATGTACGGCAAGTCTGAGTACACCGACAAGTGTGTTGAGTACACCATGAAGAATGCGGGTGTGCCTGCTGACATCCTCGTAGTCGATGATGGTTCGCCAAAGCCATATACAACCAAAGAGAATGTAACAGTCCTGCGGATTGAGAAGAACTCAGGCTTCACCAATGCAGTCAATCAAGGCATCCTCTGGGCTCTCAAGCGCGACTACGACCATGTATTACTGCTCAACAACGACACCGAGCCTGAGAATGACTTCCTCAAGCACCTCGTAGATTCCATGGATGACCCCACCGTGGGTATCTCTTGCTCTGTGCGCCGTCACCCCAAGAAGAAGGGAGAGTCCATAGAACTATGCGGCTCTGACCTCATCCGAGGCTTCCAATACTTCACCGAGGAATCCAAGCTACCCAAAGACCCCATCCCTTGCAACTGGGTACCCCTATGCTCAGGCTTACTCAGGGTCTCCATGATTAGGGAGATAGGCTTGTTGGACAAGCGTATGCGCAACCACTGTAGCGATACCGAGTATTGCTTCAGAGCCAAGTTCGCCGAGTGGAAGGTGATGCTAGTACCCAAGTCAATTGTGGTCCACCACCTATCCGTTACCACCACAGCCAACGGTGTCCTTGTTGATGACGACCAACGCCTTATGCTTGAGAAGATAGCGGGGCTAGACTACGCCAAGCTAATGACAGCCATGCCACTGGATGGGGAGAAGAAAACATGGGGAAGGTTAAACTTCGAGGTATACACAAAGTGAACAAAGACCAAGAGACTATCAAGATGGTTCAGTGCCCGAAGTGTAAGCGGTATGGCCTAGAGATAGCCAAAGGCTACCCAAAATGCGTACTTTGCGGGGAGTGGTTTAAGCAACCAACCCATGACTAATCTTGCTTGCTCTCCTACAAGAACATGGACGACATCTTTTGCTAAGTCTTTTCCAGTCTTTCCTAGACCAAAAAAGCTTAATACAGTCTGTACATTTTATAACTATAAACCCTCTTCTACTTTTATGATGATTCCAGGTCAAGCCTTCTTTTATAGCATTTGGTCTAGGCTTCTGAACCTTTATCAGTGCTTTAGAACCAAGTGGTCTAATCCACTTCCAATCGTCCTGTCTGCTTTTATCTTCCTTGTAGTGGCACTTTACATGGTCAGCTCTGGTCATAACAACAAGATTACTTATCCTATTGTCATCCTTAATCCCATTCTTATGATGAACAATCTCATATGGTTTAAGTTTCCTTTTGAGATGATTCTGCATCACCAACCGATGTTCAAATTCTTGCTTACCATTGACATAGAACTTCTTGTATTGTCGCACTGGTTCTCCTTAGTTAATATGTATATTATAATGCACCAGTTCTCAACGCCTGTCAAGGCAGAAAGGATTCCCCAGTGAAGGTATTGATATGGCGCACTGGGGCGTATTAGGGCGACTGCCTTATTACGACCCCTCTAATCAGACATTTATCTAACCAAGGTCATCAGATATTCTATGTGGGCGGTGAGCGCGGTGAGGAAGTCCTCAAGAACAACCCACATGTGTTCAAGATGATACCCCATGATAAGAATGTAAAGAATGAGCTATTGGGACAGCACATTGATTGGCTCAAGCGCAAGTATCACTGTGATAGGGTCATAGACTTGAATGAGTCGGTGGAATGTGCGCTGTCGCAGCATCCTCGCTCGGCTGACTACAAATTGCCCAAGAATGAGCGGATTGCCAAGTTCAACCGTAACTTCTACGAGTATTGCTTTGAACATTCCAAGGAGCTGTGGGATAGCACCACGGACTTCACCCCTGAGTTGTTCTTTGACCAGAAAGAGATGGATGAGGCCCGCAAGTACCTCAAGCCCGACTGTTACAACGTCCTAGTCGGTCTCTCTGGCTCTGGCAACAACAAGGCTTACCCCTGGATGATGGACCTCTGCAACAACATAGGGAAGACCCATCCCAACGTCCACATCATCACCGTGGGAGACATGAAGTGTAAGATATTGGAGGACATTGAGACTCCCGACCTCACCAATGTGACCAAGCTCTCTGGTGAGATACCCATGAGGATATCCATGGCTCTTACCTCCATGGTCAACCTTGTAATCAGTCCCGACACTGGCCTCCTCCATGCCGCTGGATGCTACCCCACACCCAAGATAGCCCTCTACGGCCACAACACCCATGAGGTTATCAGCAAACACTTTACCAACGTTCACCCCATTCAAGCCGATGAGAAGCTGGCACCCTGTTCCCCATGCCTACTCATGATATATGAGCCCAAGCAACAATGCCCCCTGTCCTACTCCACCAACTCCTCCATCTGCATGGCAGACGGCATCCCGCTTCAAACGGTCTATAACAAGTTCGTTGAGGTCTACAATGCTGGACTTTAAGAAGAAGGTGGACATCAAACAGGTCGATGAGATTAAGGTTGAGAACTGCCCTGTATGCCATGCCTATGTATGCCATGCCTACCTCATGGTGGATGCCAGCACCCAGAAGAAGTCCAAGTGGTTCTCCTGTAGCTGTGGGGTGGTGTTCAACAGTACCAAGCCCAGTAAGGTCTACGACATGAAGTATTGGGAGGCTGGAACCAAGCCAGATAAGGGTAGAGAGGCCGCATTCAAGTACCCCGTGAGGCTCTATGCTCCCCTCATGGAAGAGCTTATATACGGGCGGAGGGTACTCATCGTGGGGCGCCCAAACACCCACCAAGAGGATGCCTTGGCCGAGCGGGGCTGGGTACCCACCATCATAGACAAGAACACCGCCTTTGAGACTGGTGGCAACCTCATAGCCTCCGACTTCGAGCACCACCAGTTCCCCAAGGACATCAAATTCAATTCCATATGGATGTACCATACCCTCGACTGCCTATCCGACCCCATAGGCTCCCTAGCCCTATGCAAAGACCTGCTTGCGGAAGATGGTATTATAGTATTGATGGGTGCTGATACCGACTTTATCAATACCCGCTCATCTTCCTGCTTCATGCACTGGAAGCAAGATGAGAACTACATCATGTGGAATAGAAAGTCTCTGACTCGCCACCTAGAAACACTAGGGTTCAATGTAATACTCGCTCGACAAAACTACGAGCATCGTTTCCCGATGTGGGACGATTATCACATTATCGCCCAAAAAAAGTTTTTCTAGGAGGTTCCCTTGGCAACTAAGACAGTAACCATAGATACTGGTGAGTGGAATTACCCCGACATCAGCGGGGCTAAACACTTAGTCACAAACGGTGAGACATTCACCTTCACCCTCACAGACGGCGGCGCATCTGCTGTCACCTACCAGAACGACCTTGATGGCTCAGTCCTCTGTGATGATGGGAGCCGAGTCACCATTCGCCGCTGGGCAGCAAATGCAACCAATGGCCTTGTGAATGGAAACCTAGCTCGTACTTGGGGTCCGACCGCAGATGCCCAGGACGCAACAGCAGTCTATGGCCTTGCGGGAGAGTTCGTAACCTCACACTCCTCCAACAATGTCTACCAGTTCTGGAAGGCCATAAGCATTACCGTAGACAATGTGGATGCTCCCACCGCCATCTCTGGTACATTTGAAGACCAGTTTGGCAATCGGTTCACCTGGACCACGGTTACGGTGAGCTAACATGGCAGCATACTCTACGACAGTCAAGTTCATTGAAAACGGTGATGGTAATGCTTTCGCTACGGCAGTAGATGCATATATGGAAACATTAGACTCTACTAATGACCCGATTGGAGCTATTACATTCGGATTTAACACTGGCAGCGGTAAGTATTTTGCAATAATTCTCACAACTTAATGACAAACGATACCTACAAACGCATACAAGTCAGGGCAATGGCCTTGGTGCAGAACACCAGCACCAGCACGTCCAATGCCAACGACCTCCTCCCCAAGGTCAAGGACTGGTGTCGTACTCGCTATGACCGCATCCTCCGTGCCTTCCCTTGGGATGAACTGAATCGTAGTTACAACCTGAGTGTCACCGCTGGCACTAGGGACTATGCCCTGCGCTATGACCTAGAATCCATCATCAAGATGTGGGACACGACCCACGGCTTTGAAATAACGGCCTATGACCTGCGCGACCACATACGATTCAATGCCATCAACCTTGAGGTATCAGGGAACGTGCAGACAGGTAACCCCGACCAATACATCGACATTGGGTCTAAGTCTTGCTCGGCCCTCATGAGCATCGCAGATAAGGTACAAGTCTTATCAACCTCTGCCTCTGATGTTAGCCCCGCAGTCATACGCATCACGGGTGAAGTCAGCGGGATGCCAGTGGGTGAGAACATCACCCTGACTGGGGTTACTGCGGTAGACTCCTCCAACACGTTTGATGCAGGGAGCGAACTTCAGATTACCGCAGGGTCATCCAGTGCGGTGCTTACCGACCTTGTGGGCGTTGTCACAGTGCGTGAGAAGACCACCCCTGGCAACATCATTGCCAAACTCGCTCCCAATGAACGCGCTCCCTACTACAAGTGGATACGCATGAGTGTTACACCTGCCAGTGCCTTGACCGCACAGGTCTGGTACAAACGCCGCTGGTACCCCCTCACCAACGACAATGATGCCCCCATCATCCCTTGCGCCAATGAAATCATTGAGGGTGTGGTGGCAGATGCGCTCTGGGAAGATGGACAAGAGGCAGCAGCTCAAGCCCAAGATGCCAAGTTCACCAAAGCCGTGACAGAACTCTGGATTAGCCGCCGTCCTCGCAACCTCATTAGCCAAATCGTACCTGATGGCGGCGACCCTCAGGCTCGTAACGAACGCAACCTCTACTACCTAGGTGATAGCTACTAATGATACTGACTAGCAAACGGGCTAAGGTCAGTCAGATAGACTTCACAGGCGGTCAGAACTCAGGGGATGACCCGTCCACAGTCAAGGCCAACCAAGCCTCCCTCATTGAAAATAGCTACATCACCCAGGTTGGTAAGTTGGAACAGCGTGAGGGTCAAACGCTTCTGGGTGATAATCCTGCAACCCTCATATCCAAGTGGACATTCGATGCCTCAACAGCCGTAGATGACAAGGAAGACAATGATGGGACAGCAACCTCAGTCACATACGTTGATGGGAAATTCGGCAAGTGCGCCAGCTTCAATGGGACTACATCTTCCATCTCCGTCCCTGCCGATACCACTATTGATGCGGTGTCTATGGGAGCCTTTCGTGTCTCAGCCTGGGTCTATGTAGATAGCGATGGGGAGAATGATGAGGGGCGCATTGTTGACAAGATGGCGGGAACCGATGCTGGGTATCGCTTCTTTGTGAAGTCCCAATCTGGCAGCACCGTCATCCTAGACTTCGAGGTGGGTGACACAGGAACCAACACAAGGGTTGTGACATCCACTACCATGTCCACGGGAGCATGGCACAAGGTTGATGCCATCTACAATACCGACCGCTCAGGGGACATCTACCTTGATGGAGCCATCTGCTCCTACTCTACCGATACCACGGGAGCTACAGCTACCGCTGATGACTCAGCCAACGTCCTCTACTTTGGCAACAGGGCCGCTGGCGACCGCTGCTTTGATGGCGAGATAGATGACATCCGCATCTATGATGGCTCATTCACTGCAGATGAGCTTGAAATTAAGGCTATCCTTGGGCTTACCACGTACTCAGTGGGAACGACATACAATAAACCAATCCGCGCCATAGACACCAAGATACAGGAGCTTAACTCCAACTTCCTCACTTGGGATAACATCACGGGGCTTACCACCCTGACAGCGGGGCTCACCACCAACTTTGTTCAAGGTCTAGACAAGCTATTCATCCTGAACGGTACAGACAATGTGTTCAGCATAGACTCATCTCTCACCGTCACAGACGAGGGCAACACCAACACCGACTTCCCCAAGACCACATTTGGAGAGTGGACGGCCAACAACCGCATGTTTGCCAGTGGGAGCCTGACACAATCCCTGCGTGATATTGTCTACTTCTCAGATGCCCTAGACCCTCAGACATGGAACCGCACCACAAACTTGTTCAAGGTACGCTCAGGTGGAGGTGGTAAGGTCACCTGGCTAAAGATGTTCAAGGAGTTTGAGCTTATCATCTACAAGAATGACAGTATATTTGTTCTCAACATGGACGGCGCAACACCCCTTACTGACTGGGACCCGAAGCCCCTATCCATCGTGGTGGGATGCCCAGCAGGGCGCACAGTCTGTGACATTGGGAATGACCAGATATACCTGGCGAATGATGGGGTACGCCTCCTATCCCGCACTACATTTGACAAGTTGAGGGTTGGGGTTATCTCCGACCCAATCCGCGACATCATAGAGGCTATCAATCAGGATGCCATACAGAACTCCGTGGGGTTCTTTGAGAATGGCCTATACCTCTTGGGCGTACCAGTTGGCACCTCCACCATCCCTAACCGCTGGATGATTTGGGACAGCTTTTCTGCCACTCGAAATGGGGAGCCAAATGGCTCATGGACCACAATCCCCGTAGATGTCTGGAATATGAGCTGCATGACAAGCTTTGGATTTGGAGACAACCTCAAGACTATCATTGGGGGAGACGCTAGAGCCTTATCCCTATGCTACAAAGTCCTATCTGGCAACACCGACAATGGAGCCACAGTCACTCAATCTATCATCACCAAGGAACAGGACTTCGGTGAACCATTTGCACGCAAGATATTTGACCCCGTGCGATTCACAGCAGAATCTGGTTCAGATGGTAACTACAACTACTCCATAGACATCGACCACACTGGATTCAACTCCATCGCATCCACTGGCACCCTCTCTGGTTCTCTCCAAACCCCTTTCGTCACACCCGCAACCACTGGTGGTTCTCAGGCCAATAACAGCTCATACCGCAGCAAGTTCGCTGGCAAGGGCAGTGCCGCAAGACTACAGATAACCAATTCGATATACAACAAGCGACCCACTTTCATTGAGTATGAACTCTTTGCAAGGGGTTACCAAGGGAGAATCAGCTAATGGCCATTGTGAACTTACCAGTTATCGGTGGGGGTTCAGACCCCGCGACAATCACGGTGTCGGTACTGAACGGCAAGGTTGACCCGCTGGCCACTGACTACAACGGCAACATTCAGAATGTAAACATCGCCGCAGGTGCTGGAATCGTCTACTCCAAACTCACACTTACTGATGGCATTGTGAATGCTGACATCAATTCATCTGCGGCGATTGCTGATAGCAAGCTTGCTACAATTACTACAGCAAACAAGGTTGGGGCATCCGCTATAAATATAAACGGAGCGACTACGGTAACTATCGTATCAACTGACCATATTTTGATTGCAGATGCTTCTGACAGCAATAATCCTAAAAAGGGTTTAGCTTCAGATATTATCTTTACGCCAAGCACATCGAACGCCTTATCAAAAAGCACGATACAGACAGTATTTACAAAATCTTCTGCGGCGGCTAGTTCAACAGGAACGGCAGTAGACGATGATAGCATTCCTACCCTTACTGAATGCCCCGTGATTTCAGCCCTAAATACTGCTATTACAGCTTCTAGCACCTCCAATACGCTTATTATTACGGTTACGCTTAATCTTGATGCCGCCGACTCAAATAAGGGAATTGGAGCCTTATTTCTTGATGACGCAACAGACGCTATTGCCGCTGTAAGATTTAATACTTCAGAAGCAAATAGACCAAATTCATGCATATTATCTTTCTCTGTTTCTCCAGCAGATACAAGCGCACATACTTATAAGATTGGTCTAGGTGGAGTTTCTGGAAGCGTATTTACTGTTAATGGAGCTGGTGGCTCTCGTAAGCTTGGTGGTGTTCTTTACTCCACAATGAAAATTGAGGAAATAAAGGCTTGATAAGCACATCCAAAGATACCAATGGGCGGGTTGTAGCCTACATGGAGTCTAGGGTCGTGGGGCAGTCTGGATTCGACAAGCTAGATGGCGAATACATCTACATAGCCGACCTTTGGATTCACGATAGCCACAAGGATGATTGGTCGATATTCCGTGAGCTTATGCGTGATGTCTTTCGCAAAGCATGGTCGGCCAAGTGGGTATACTTTCAGCGGCGCAAGTATGGTGGGAAGCAGTCTAAGAATTACTCGAAGGAGAGAATGATGAAGTTGATTGATAAGGTGCCTGCGTATGTAGTGAAGGAGATTGCATAATGGGTGGAGATACACCAGCGGCTCCTACGCCCCCGCCCGCACCCTCAGCCGCTGAGACAAGCGCAGAGGCAATCCAAGCTCAGATAGACGCACTACCCAAGATACTGGCCGCACAACAGCAGTATGGTGGTGCGTTCAGCGAACAGCAGCTTCAATCACTTCAGCAATATGGGCCGCAGTTTGCCCAAGCTGCCCTTGACCTTCAGAAGCAGTTTGGACCGCAGTTTGCTCAAGTTGAGCGTGACCTGTCCCCAGAACTTGCTGGGGCGCAGTCTACCCTCGCCACCTACCTCAATGGGAATGATGACCAGGAGTATGCGGCATTAGCCCCTGGACTCCTTGATAGCGTTAGGGCAGGGCAGTCCCAGAGGGGTATCGGAGCCATCAGTCCCCTTGGCTCAATAGATGAGTCGGTCCAACTCCAACAGCTTAAGCAGAGCCTGAAAGACAGGCGGCTCAATGTGGCATTGTCCACCGCTGGCCGAGTACCAATCGGCGGTATGCAGAATGTGCAAGGTACCACGGGCACAGGCCAGCTTGTTAACAATGTGAACCCCGATAGTATCTTTGGCTACCAGCAGGGGCTCAACAACTTCAACAGCTCCATCTTCAATACTCAAGGGTCGATGTACAACAGCAATCAGGCTAATAGCTCTAGCCCTTGGGGTTCTATCCTTGGTGGGCTGGCTGGGTCTGCTACTGGCGGGTTTGGTACATCAATCGGCACAAGTCTCGGTAGTCAGATTAAGTTCTAGGAGAACATATGGCAAACGGATTCGGTAATAGCTTCGAGAAGGCTTTCTCCATTGGGCAGCAGAAGGGGAGTGATGCGGCCCTGGCAACTATTAAGGAGCGTATCAAGAAGCAAGAGACCAAGGCAACCGAAGAACTCAAAAGCCTCCAAGCTCAGAAGGACTTTGAGAAGGTGAGGTCGTTTGTGAGCAAGAAGAATCCTGAGCTTGCCGCCGACCTAGCTACCCTTGATGTTGAGGACATGGGTACAGAAACCCTAATCAATATCAATAAGATGTTGTCAAAACAGCTTGTGCCGCCTACTGAGAATGAACAGCTTATTGATGCTGGTAAGGTTGCAAATGCTTTAACTCAACTTAGGGAAGCTGGGATGATTGGGGCTGGAGGTGGAGTATCAATGCCATCATCCGCTCCTCAGGCTAGTGTTGATAGCACCGCACAGGTAGCCAATGCGGTTGCGCAACAAGGTGGAACAGCAACGGCAGGTCAACCTGCACCATCTGGAGACTTGGTACCCACCGACTTCAACGTAGCAGGTGTAGCGACCAAGTATAAGTCTAAGTCTGGTATGGCGGCAGAGGAACAGAGCAAGGTTGATGCTAAGAACCGAGATAGAACCCAAAAGGCTGAGAATACATCAGTAGGTACATTCAGGTTTATGCAACAGTTCCAGAAGTCGTATGACGAGCTTAAGGCATTTGACCCCACAGTTGATGAAGAAGGTGTTGGTGGGTGGATGTCGAGACAGGGGGCTAAGATAGCCGAACACCTTGATGAGCTTCCTGAGACTAAAGCCCTCAAGATTCAATCCTTGCCAATGGCTAACGGCATGGCCCGTGAGATTGAAGGTGGTAGGGTTACTGACTCAGATAGAAAGATTTATGCTGACTCACTAGCTAGTGCCCTCAACTTCCCCACCAAGACCAATGTTAGGAATATGTCTACTCAAATCATAGGATTGATTGACAAGGGTGGAAATGAGAATGGGAAGATTACCAACCAGCTCAAAGAGTTTGCAAAGTCAGAATCCGACATATTCAAGAGTGTTATCGCACAGGTTCTGATGGAGTACCCCGAAATGGCAAAAGACATCTATGGTGAAGATTATGAGGTAGTCGATGAAGATTAAGAATAAGAAGACTGGGGAAGTGATTGACCTATCTAAGCCTAGTAAGGTTGAGGATAAGCCAGCAGAGTCCACCCCATCCAAGAAGCCCAACCAGATGGAACGATTTGCCCCTGAGAGAGCCAAGGCTACTGAAGAGCGTATCAAGGAGCGCGGCACCATCCAGGACACCGCGAAGAAGATTGGCTCTGAGAAGAGCATTGTTAAGAAGATTGGTGCTGGGCTTGAGGTGGCATCAGCACCACTTGCCGCTGTTGAATCTGGTGTAGCCAATGTTGGACTTGAGATGCAGAAGGGTAATGTCAACCCAGTAGACTTGTTAAAAGAGAGCATCCTTGGTATCTCCCTTCAGAAGCAAGGGCAGTATGGCGACATCATGAAGAATGCAGGTTACAACCCTGTACTCTCTGACACCGCAGGGCTAGTTGCCAGCCTGTCCCCTGTTAAGGTCTACCAGAACGTAGCCAAGACATTCGGCAACATCTCCAAGATGTCCGATAAGGCTCTTATGAAGACTGGGAATAACCTCATCTATGCCATTGATGATGCGAAGAAGGCCGTGGGCATGAAGGTTACACAGGAGTATGCCAAGGGTGCAGATAACCTACCTGTTGACGGCCTCCAATTCATCAATGATGTGGCTGACCTCCCTCGCCCCATCATGAAGAAGATGGAGTTGGCTTTCGGCAAGATGGAGGACTTTGCTAAGAACCTGAACATTGGCAAGGTCAGGGAGTTTAAGAGATACCTCGGTAAGCTCAAGCCCAATGCCTATGGAGGTGATGCGAGAGGTCTCAAAGACAGCTTGGATGTGCTGGACATCAACAAGGTCTATGGAAAAGTATCTGGTACCGCTGAGAAGGTGATGAGGGATAAGTCATCGGGCTTGGACAAGTCCACCGTTGACCATCTCCTTGACCTAGATGAATCCTACCATGATGTGATTAATGCTGGCCGCTACATCAAGCACACCATCACGGATGCTACATTGGGCAAGCCCACAAAGGTTGGCAACTTGGCTGAGGAAATCAAGCTGGAAGGTAATAGTACCGCTAGGGTCGCCCTAAGCAAAATCAAGTCCAGTAGCCGCACTGCCATGAACAATGTGAATAAGGCCATGGATAGAATGGAATCATTCAATCGTTGGCAGAGAGACAAGATGATTGTATCCAGAGCAATTAAGGCTGTTACCTATGGTGGTATCGCAGGTGCCGTAGGTGGAAAGCTAGTAAACAAGTTCCAAGACAGGAGTGATTCATGAGCGGCCACATAGTCCAAACCCGTCCCACAATCGGCTATGCTTTTGAGCAACTCACAGTGACCAATGCCGTACAAGTCCTTACACCAGGCAAGTATAAGGACAGTACGACCAATGGCGGTGCATCCGCAGCCTTTATCACAAACGATGGTAACACAATTCGCTACACCTATGACGGCACAACCCCATCAGCCACTGTAGGCCACAAGCTCGCCGATGGAGGCATACTGGTCTTGGCTGGACAGAACCAGATGAGCCAGTTCAAGTGCTTTAGGGTGTCTGCTGATAGTGAAATAACCATCACATACGAAAGGGAATGACCCTATGAACCAGACCAACCCCCCGCCTAGCGAAGTAAAAGAAGTGACAATCAACTCTAGCCTTAAGCTCGTGGAAATACCCTACAAGGTCAAGGTTCCAGTCTTTGAGGATGTTGAGGTTAAGAAGGCCGTGTTTGTGGATGAGCAGGTTATCCGCCCGTTGGGGATTGAGAAGCTCATCGTGGAGCTTGTGGATGAGGCCGTATCCAAGCTGTTCAACAAGATTGACCTGACACTCATTGCGAGGTTGGATGCCGCGATTGACACCCGCATCAAGGAAATCAAGTACCCGAAGCTGGTTGAGGAGGTCACGGTCACTCATAAGTCTGTGGAAGTGGAACGCCCCGTATTCAAGGATGTAGAGGTGTCCCGCCCGACCTTCAAGGATGTCGAGGTCATTAACCCAATAATTAAGAATGTTGAAGTCGTAAACGCCGTGGTGGTTGACCAGACTGTAATCAACGCTGACATCAAAGATATTAAGGTTACCAATGCCATCATTACTGACGTGCCTGTAGACAGAGCAGTGATTAGGGAGCAAATAGTCAATGTTACCCACAAGATGTGTCATGACCAGAATGGGAACCCGCTTTGAGCGTTAGACAACCACACCCAGTTTCATCTGGAGGTTCTGGCACAGTAACAGAGGTCTCTGTAGTCACTGCTAATGGACTATCAGGAACAGTCGCTACTGCTACAACCACCCCAGAAATCACATTAAATATTACAGCTCTTGATTCCACAAAGATTGCAGATGGAACAGTCACGAACACTGAGTTCCAATACATAGGTGGGCTGACTAGCGATGCCCAGACTCAAATCAATGCTAAGGCTCCCACAGCAAGCCCCACATTTACAGGTACTGTAACCATCCCGACCCCATTCACCATTGGCGCAGTATCAATGACCGCGACTGGTACTGAGCTTAACTATGTGGATGGGGTAACCTCAGCCATTCAGACTCAGTTGGATGCAAAGGCTCCACTAGCTAGTCCTACTTTTACTGGAACAGTAGTCCTCCCGACCACAACAGTTGGTGGCGTAGCCACTCTATCAGAGAACTCCTCCATCGCTCTTGACCCTGCTGGTTCAGCAGACGGAAAATACACTGGGATTACTGTAACAGGAACTGCTGGGGCTACACTAGCATTTGGAGACTTGGTATACCTAGCTGTTGCAGAATCTCGTTGGGAGCTTACCGATGCTGACGCAGCATCAACATCTGGTGGTGTTCTCATTGGAATGTGTGTACTAGCCGCTGCCTCTGACGGAAACGCAACTAACATCCTACTCCAAGGCATCATTCGTGCTGATACCGCCTTCCCAGATGTCACCATTGGTGCCCCGGTCTATGTGTCTACGGACCCAGGTGACATTCAAGTAGCCCAGCCAAGTGGGGTAGATGACGTTATTAGAGTAGTAGGTTTCGGACTGACCATAAACGAAATCTATTTTAACCCATCCGCAGACTACATCACTCACACATGATAAATTTTCCAATTGATTGCGTAACCCCAAATGACAGAATTGAATACTGCTATATTGCTCAGGAAGCCCTGCGTATCGAGCACAACTCAATCGGTAAGGACTACCGAGATGGAAAGATTAACAAGAGTGTTTTTGAAGCATACGTAGTAGCAAGGTTCAAATCAAAGCAACGTCAAATCATAGACGCAATGCTTGCCCAGAAAGAATTGTTACAGAAGTCTGCCCGTTGGTCCGTGGATTTAAACGAATTAGATGGCTAACGAAGACTTCACAACATATACAGAGACTGATGATAGCAGTACACTAACCGTTACTTCTTCCAGAGTTACTTTCACTTCTACCCCATTTGCACACACAACACAAGCACACCACGTAACAAAAGACCACGGAGCTTCACACTTCGGCGACTTTGAACACCTATTGACCGTTCTCCACAGCGCAACAACTACATCACAGTGGGGTACACAATGGTCCATGGATAACGCTGGAACAGGGCATGACGGATTTGCGGGTGGCGGTGATGTGTTGATGGTAATACCAGAGGCAGATTTCAGCGCAGCAATTTACGATAGCTCAACAACAAATTATGACGGCCCAGCGGCAACATACGAAAACACAGTCTTATATGTAAAGATAGCCCGTACTGGCACCACATTCACAATGGAAATATATGATGACTCTGGCAGAACAAACCTTCTTGCTACTCTTTCTATTACTTGCTCAAGCACCGCATTTAGGTACTTAAGCGTTGCCGCTGGTTTTGTTGGAATAGATGACTCATACAACACAACTGGGTATGTAGAGAACCTTGACCTGCAAGAAGGTGGTGGCGGTGGTTCATCTATAAAAACATGGAATGGACTTGCCGATGCCAGCACAAAGACAGTCAATGGACTTGCTAGAGCATCAGTTAAAACTTGGGATGGGCTTGCATGATGGAAGAACGCCGAGGTGACGGTGAGATGAGACAGGCCATAGCCCTTCTCCAGCGTGACTTAGAGTACATCAAGGAGAAGATTGACAACAACTTTGATGACTTTAAGGACCATATTGAGCCGGCGCAGGAGTTCAGGGACAAGGTATCTGGGATTAAGAACATCAAGGAGGCTCTTGAGTCCCATACGACCGCCGATCGCTGGTTATTCGCCCTGATGTACTCCATGCAGATTGCGATATTCACTAAGGTTGTGGGGGTATGGTGATGGGGGCTGGACAATACATGGATAGCGACAACGAGTTATTCACCAAGCTCCGCATCGACATGGCGGTGCTCTCGACAAAGCTTGAGAAGGCCGAAGAAGCCTTGGAGTTGGCCCACCGTAATAACCTGGCAAGCGTGGCATTGGCTATAACGATTACTGGCGTTGTAGTTGGCGCGATACTGAAGTTTTTCGCATGAGAGACCGCGCCCTGTCAATACAAGCATCCATATCCTCATTCCAAAGGTCAACCTTGGTGTTCAGCAAGCGGGCTTGTAGGCACTCGCCAGCACAGAAATCACACCAGAGCCTATCCTCTCTATTCATGGTAATCCCCTCCATGTGGGCGATTATACAAGGAGAATTAATGGGTGCTATCGGGTGTTAGTCGTAATATCCCATAGGGGATTAGGTAAGTTGGTCGTAGGATAACAAGGAGGAATTATGGACATCAGCGGAATCGTAGCTTGGATTACTAGCAACTGGGATGACATCCTGAAGGTGTACCTGTCGATTGTCGGCTTGGCTTCCATCATTGTGAAGCTGACCCCGACGCTCAAGGATGATGATGTGCTGAAAGGCATCGTGCGCTTCCTTGGGAAGTATGTTGCCCTCAACAGAGGGTCTGGCCCAAACGCCTAATCCAAGACCTGCGTAGGCTAGATGCGCTTCTTGGGATAATCAAGACCCTAGCCGATGTGAGGGTTTCCAAAGGGTTCCTGCATGGTATGCCAATAATTCAGGTAAGGATTGGCTCCATCTGGAACCCCGAGGATACCAAGATTGTGGATAATACCTTGAGCAAGTTGAAGGAAAGAGTTATTGCTGAGGAGCGAGATGCTAATGGACACTTCAGACGCCTCACACTCTCATTCGAGTAAGTGGAGGTGCTGTAGGTTGTGGAGACCTAACTAGGTCCTAGGTTTGTTGATAAAGAATAGCACAATGAGTGCTAGGACTATAAAGTAGAATATCAGCATCACTCACCATCCATCAGCATAATTACCACCACCGCAATTACCACAAGCATAATGTCCACCAGTAGGTAGAATAATCCCCGGTTGTTCTCATGTCTCTCTCCTCTCACAGAGTCCACATCCCGTGACCTGTGCTGTACATGTGGTTCTCAAGCTCGTAGTCATGTAAGAACACCTCTCCACAAGCATAGCAAGTCATCATATCAGTGAGCTATGTCCTTTCCACTTGGGTACATTGTTGTTGGGCTTATCATCCTCTATGGGCTTTGGCTTCTTCTTAGCCAACCCGTGGGTCCAGATGGGCTTGCGCTTATCCAACTTGAGGAGATAGTCTGGTATCTTAACGCTGGTTGATAGCTTCTCATCCTTTCCTAAGTCAAGCTCGTATACTGACCGCCTCCGCTTCTTCATTGGCCTCGATATTGTTAGCGGCGGCGTTTCGCTGTGCCTCTGCGGCTAGGTCAGCAATGCGTTGTGCTTCCTCTCGCGCGGCTCTGGCGATAGCCTCTTGTTCGTCGGCCAATTTCTTGAGCCAAGGCGCTAGGGTAGCCTTCAGCGCCTTGATGGCGAGAGCCGTCTTTCCGGGGTTTTTGTTTGTGATTGGCGCAATGAGCGGATTGTATCGCGCCTGAACCTCGGCCTTTCCGTCGTCAAACGGCTTGGCTTCGTTCTTGCGTTCGTTTTCCGCGCCGGTCTCAGCTTCCTGAATCTGGCGCATGAGGGTTTGGACGGCCTCCGCTTGCTCTGGCGTCTGGATAGGCTCGCCGTTAGCGTATCTTGCAATAGTACCACGGTGCATCCCGAGCGTGTCGGCCAGTTGAGTTTTCCAGCCATGACGCCCGTAAAGGCGCTGACCGGCGAGAATGAAGTCATCTGCTTTCATGCCATTACCGTACACCATGAGATTAGTGACGCAACAATAAAAACGCATCACGCATCATTTTGTCGTTGACGGGCGTGCTGTGACGTGGCGTTATGGCTCCAACGAAAACGGAGCGAACAGATGCAAGTGGAAGCCACAACCACCATTGAGATTGAAATCAGCCTGTCTGGCTCGATCCAGCCGCGTCAGTCTCAGACGCACAATGATCCAGGCCATGACGCTTTCTCGGAAGACGTGACGGTTGAGGATTTTGGGGGCGTGGTTACCTTGCCAAGGGCGGGGCTTATGCGTCGGTGGAAAACCGTCAGCTTCCTCAAAGGCGTGGACTGCACACAGCCTGATGTGATCCGGCTGCTCAACAATATCCGCGAGTTTCTTGGCGATGATGCCGATGACGCGCTTTTGGAGGCTGGGCTGTGAAGCGCATTCCTGCATACACGGCGACGGCTGGCGTTATCGACGGCGCGTTCTCGGTGATGACCGTAGAGCAAGCCAAAACCCGCGCACATTCACACATTGACGCGATGATCGATGGAACCGCCATCACAAGCGACGAATCCACGCTGGCAATGATTCACGATCTAGTCTTGGCAATCCGCCAAGCGGTTAAGACTTTAGAGGGAGAGACGGAATGACCGACAAGCTAAAGGACTACAAAGACGGCGACCGTGCGCGGATAACTATTGAAGGGCGCTTCAAGAAAAGCGCTTACACCCCCTCTCTTCTTTTTGTTCCTGACGGGACGGACACCGGGGGCACTATCGACCAATATGCCGAAAGCCAATCCTTCACCATCGAAAAGCTATCTACCCCTCCCGTTGTAGGGGATAGGGTGACTTGGGGAGCGGGCTACACAAACGACTGGCGGCTTGTCGCTATCGTGGACGGCCGAGCCATCATGTGGAATGGCTTGAAGTCTCTGGATCGTCCGATTGAAGAAGTCAGGAAAGAGGTCGAGCAATGATCCGCAAAATCCTAGCCGCTTTCGTCTATCCGTGGTTCCTTGAAGGCCCGCGCTTTACGTTGGATGACGTGAACCGGATGAAGCAAGACCAGATTAAGCGTCGTCTGGCGTCTATCCGAGACCTTAAGGCGTCTTTGCGCGAAGACATTGGCAAGGCCCGCAGGCAGAAGAAGGCCAGAAAGACGCTTTACGCTGAAATGGAGGCTCTGACCTCGGAGCAACTACGGCTGGAGGCGATTCTGTGACGCCAGAGTTCGCGAAAGCTGAGCGGGGTAGAATTTGGCTCAATGGCCCGATGGGCTGGGAACCTCATTACGGCCTGTATTGCCGAGCCTTGGCCGAAGAGTTGAAGGCCCTTAACCCCGTCGCCCATGCCGAACAAATCAAGCAGATTGAGGCCGCATTGGAAGGACACCCGCATAAATGACGTTCAGACCAGACCAGATCGCGGCGCTACAAGCTCCGCTAGACCGAAAGGTCGTGAAGGAGCGAGAGCAAGCCGGGCGCAAGCTATCCTATATCGAGGCGTGGCAAGCCATCGCAGAGGCCAACCGGATTTTTGGCTTTGACGCATGGAATCGGGAAACCGTCGAAATGCGTCAGCTTGGCGAGACGCGATGCGTACAGGATAAGTACGGCAAAGATCAGTTTCGCGTCGGCTATATGGCGAAGGTTCGCATTGTCGTTTGGCCTCCGATTGATGAAGGCGGGTTTTCGCCGTCACACGTCATTCGCGAGGGCACGGGGTTCGGGTCCGGCTTCGACAAAGACCCCGATCAGGCCCACGAAAGCGCCATCAAAGAGGCTGAGAGCGACGCGATGAAGCGGGCTCTTATGACGTTCGGAAACCCGTTTGGTCTGGCGCTGTATGACAAGACGCAAGCCAACGTCCAGAATGTCCCTGTAGAGCCCCGCAAAGCTCCCGGCGCTATCGAGACAGGAGAACAGCCGCCAAGGGATAGGGGTCCGTCAGAGCCGGGCGCAAAAGACTGGTGGGGCGCAGAAGGTCCAGGCATGACCGCTAATCAAGCCAAGAAAGACGGCTTTGATGATCGCCACGAACAGATGCGCTCTCAAATCGACACACTGAAAACGGCGCAAGAATGGAAAGATTGGTGCGCTGAAAATACCGCTGACATCAAGCTAATGCCTCGCGCGTGGCGTGAGATTTTGAGAACCGAAGCCGAGGAAGTCGGCAAATTTCTAGGAGCAATACAATGACCAAATGGACGCTTGAACAAGCCGTCGCGCTATGCCGAAAGATTGAGGATGTAGTGCCGCCGTTTGGCTGTCACGTCGCTTTGACAGGCGGGACTCTGTATAAAGACGGCGCTCGCAAAGACCTCGACATCCTGTTTTATCGCATTCGTCAGCGCGACGAAATCGACATGGATGGCTTGTGGAAGGCCCTTGCTGGGATCGGCATCGAAAAGCTGTCTGGCTTTGGGTGGTGCTACAAGGCCGACACTGAGGATGGGAAGCATATCGACTGCTTCTTTCCCGAGGAACAGGGCGGGGTTTACGAGAACGAATCTGACGTGATTGACCTTGATAAATACGCTGAAGCCATTCGCTAGTTAGGAAAAAACATGACCGAAGTTACCGAAGCAATGACCATCGCCGCGCAAGGCCGTCTGCGTACCTTTATCGAGCGCGTGTCGCGTCTGGATGATGACAAGGTGGCAATCGCCGCCGACATCAAAGAGGTTCTGGCGGAAGCCAAGGGCGAAGGATACGACACAAAGGTGATCCGCAAGGTGGTCCGGTTGCTGCGAATCGACAAGGCCAAGCGTCAGGAAGAAGACGCCATCACCGATATGTATATGGCAGCGATTGGCGAGGCGTAGGTGAATGAGTCGGCCCCGATCCTGCTACGTCGTCAGGGCCGCTTTCTTGTGCCGCTGGACGCTGTGACCGAGGCTTTCATTGAGAGCCTTCCGCACGGCAAAACACTGAGGGCGAGGGACATAACGCAACCTCGCTCTCGCCAGCGGAACCGGCTATATTGGGCGCTGCTACAGCTTACGTCCGAGAACCTGACTGACGTTCCCGTAAAGGGGCTTCACGAATGGATGAAGGTTCGGCTGGGGATCACGGTCGCTATCCCGCTCAAGAACGGCCGCACAGAATACGTCCCTGGCTCAATCGCCTTTGATGCAATGAGTGAAGAAAGTTTCGCCCCCTATCTCGACAGAACCATAAGCCTGATTTGCGACGAACTGCTGCCGGGCTTGAACAAAGAGGATGCACTAGCGATGGCTAAGAGCATGATTGGACAATGAACAGACTTGAACGATTCCGCATATGGCTGGCTTTTCGGCTTGTCAGTGGGCTTGGATGGCGTGAGCGTAAAGTTGCCGCCAAACGTATCTACCCCGCGTTCAACCGTTCGGTTTGCGTCGGGGAAGAAGCGGTAACGCTTACACTATCGGGAAACCGGATGATTGGATGGGATATAGAAGGCGCAGCAATCGCCGTAAATGTTTCAGCAGACGGCGTGATGTCGATAGTCTTTGACGGTGGAAAATGACGCTGACAGAAGGTGAATTGCTATACCTCGCCACCACGCTAGGCACAAACACCGGCCTTAGCCTGATACGTCCATCAAACGTATTTACGGGAGAGGATGCTATCGTGCTTAGGAACAAGATTGAACTTGAGATAGACCGTAGGAAAGCGGAGGCTATGCATGTGGCGAACAATTGATACTGCGCCGAAGGATGGGACGATTGTTGACGTCTGGGGACCGGACGGGCGCAAAGCCAATGCGTTTTGGGATGAAAACGCATACAATCTAACGACCAAAGACGATGATGGCGCGTGGCGGCAAGCGTATTCGGAAATGTTAGGTCCGGATCAAGTGACTTGCACCTATGGGTTTCCTATTGAGGCCGAACCGACCCACTGGATGCCGCTACCCGAAAAGCCCGAGGAACTTCCTCCGAGTAAGCCTGTCTGATTCCTCCTGACATAGATCAACCGATTCGATGACGTAGGCCGTATTCCGGTTTGCGTCATCAATCTTTCCAGAGCGGGCATCCGCTACAGACACCCATCCCCCGACCGAGTTGTCAGAAGGCGGGGGAACGTCCTCGACAGGCCTACGGACGGAAGGCGGGATAAGCGATGCGCAGCGAAGCGCACCATTCAGGTTCAGGTTTGCCCCGCACCCGCTCACGATGACAGTAGAGCAAACTGCCACGCAAACCAGCGTCACCCGCGTCAGTCTTTGCATTGTCGGCCTCATTCACAAAATCCGTGTTAACCTGGGTTTGGGCTTCATTGGCTCTAGCGGCCTCATTCAGCGCGTCAGATCGGTCTAGGGCATCCTCGCCTAGCTTTGCCTGACTTTGCGCTACAGTGGCCTTAGAACGGGCTTCCTTGGCATCCTTACGGGCATCGCAATAGGCCAGCAGGAGAAGACACAGCCCGACGATAGCGAGAAGGGCTAGAACGGGCTTCCAAGGAATGTTCGGGATCATTCGACGCCGCCCCAACCTTCAGCTATGAATTTTGAATGTTCGATGGCTTCAAACTTACGCTTGAGGTTGATCGCGACGCAGCACCTACAGCCGAGAACCTTTTCGCGTTTGCCGCGCAGATTGAGCGAGCCGACGTTTCGGGACGTGGATTTCATCACAGCCTCCAGATCATGTTGACATCATACCGCGATTAGGTTTGATTGTAACTCCCTCGCACCCAAAAGAGGGACCGTCTGCGGAGTCGGTGACCACCTTAGAAATAGACCTCGATCCTTCCAGGGATCGGTCGGCACCTGAAGCCCGGTATGGTTCGCCCAGCCGGGTTTTGCTTTACAGGATCAGGCCCTTCGCCTTAGCCGTCCGCAGCTTCCGATCATCCAGCCCGTTTGTTCCGCCGTTAATTCGTTTCGTAATGGTCAGCAGGTCGTCAGCATCGGCCCATGCGTTCAGGCCCTTGTCATCCCAATAGGCGCATCCGAGTAGCAGGCCTACAGACGGGTATGAGCCCATTTCAGGGTGCTGTTCTAGGGCGATGCCAATGCGGCGGCCAAACTTGCGATAGTTGGCCCGGCCCGTAAGTTGGATGGGACCACGGCCCTTGTATCGCTTGCCGTCGCCCGGCTGTGTGTTTCCAAGGTCCGCACGGCCCTCATAAGCCGCTCCAGACGCAATCTCTTCCATATAGATGAAGCCGCCCGACTCATGCGCGCATTGGCCCATAAAGTGCGCTAGGCGCAGAGGCGTGTCGAGAATGCCGTAGGTTTTGAAATGGACCGCAGCCGAAAGGCCCAACTCGCCAGCAATCGACGGCGATGCTCCCATGCGAGCGAACAAAGCCCGCATCGTGTTAGGGCCAGGATCACCGTCAATGGCGACGGCTAGATTGGCTTGCAGCTTCCGCACGTCGATCATTTGTCGTCATCCGTAGCGAGAGGAACGGCAGGCGGGGGAGGTCCAGCACCGGCAATCTGTGCAATGGCTTCATTTGCCTGTTTAGAGGCCACTGAGGCCCCCCAACGGAATCCGGCATAGCCACCGACAATAGTGCCTAGTAGCGTACCCAGAAGGCTCGCCACGATGGGCAGGTTGTTCTGAGGGACTTCCAGAAACATGAGGCCGCCAACAGCGCCTCCGATGATCAGGATCGACGCACAAACCACGATGGCGTCTAGCGTCTGGTAATCACGCTTCATGATAGCCCCAACACCTTCCCGACCTTCGGCAGAATCAGAGCCATCATCACGCCCATCCCAGCCGCTGCACCCATGCCCCAGCGCATGAGTTTTTGCAGTTCATCAACCTTGGCCTCAACCTCTTTAAGATCGCTTCGGAGGCCGCTTACAAGGCTTTCCAGAACGGCGACTTTGCTCTCGACCATCAACCATGCGCCCTAGCAAGAGTCCGCCTGCGATCAAGCAGATAACTGACAAAGCGAGCCATACCATGACGAACACCGGCGCTCCCGACAGCAAGCAGTTGAAGGGCGAAAGTGCCGTTGATGAATACGATGTATAGGTACAGACCTCTTTGCGTCGCGGTGTGCGTATACCACGAATAAATGAATCCGACATGAGCCGTTAGCTGTGCTACAAAAAGCATCGCGAGGATGACCTTCCAAGCGCACTTTTCACGCTTCCAGGCTCTCCAGACCATCGCCATGAAAATCACGTCGATGACTGGAAAGCCCAAGGCTGCGTTTGGCATCCCGTAGGCTGCGACCAGCATATTGGTCACGCCGTAGGAGACGCACAGCAGCGTCACGGCCCCGAGAGCATCACTGAAACCGCCTTTGGAATCAGCATTAGCCCACGCGGTAAACATGAACGTCAGGACGCAGGCAAGGCCATAGAAAATCATGGGATTGGGTCCAAGGGCTCGTCAGGGTTCTGAGGCGGTTCCTTCGATGTTCCGCCGCTGAAAAGGACAACGTTCGGCTCTGGATATTGTTCTTTGAACGCCTTCTGCGCTTTGTCCATAAGCGCGTGAAGAACTCTAGCCTGTCGCTCAGCATCCTGAGAGGCCTTCGCCGTTTCCACAGCTAGGCGGTGGGCGACATCAATCAATCGCTCCAGCTTGGCCTGTGCTCTTCCGATTGTGTCGATATGGGATTGTGCGGTCATCCAAATTTCCTGACGTAAGCGGCGAAGACTTCATCTTTCAGGTGTTCAGCCCACTGACGTTCCGAAACCTGACCGGAGCGGTAACACTCGATAAGCAGGGAATAATTCATGTCACTACCTGATAAAATAGGTCTGCGTTGACCCGGTGCGGTTTTTGAGGCGAACTGTGCTTCCGCTATAATACACAGCGTTTCCCGTGCCTGTGTCGGTTGTGGCATAGTATCCCGCAGGGTCAAACAGCTTTGAGGGTGAGCTGGAGACAAAGCTAGTGAAGCCCGCAACCGTTCCGTTTGTGTCGATGATGCGGAAATCTATCCCGTAGCGATCTGCCGTGTAAAGAACTGTCTCCGTCATATCGGCTAGGCTGATAGCAAACTGATAACCAGGGAGCCCTAAAGCGCGAGTCTCAAAAATAGCACTCGGATTGATGGCCCCGCCAGCAGAGTAACCCGTGATCAGATTGCTTTCGTCGATAGAAATATCTGAAAACGTGCCTCCCGCTGCCAAATCCCCGATCGCAAACAACTGTGTCGCGCCAGCCCCTTGGTCATCGTAGATTTGATTCCCAGAGAGCGTGACGTGTGTGGTCGCAAGAGCGGTCGAGGAATAAAACACGACACCCCCATGTCCAGGGAGGGAGGAGTTTTGCCCGTTGTTTTTTATGATGTTGCCCTCGACGGTGTATCTCTTCCCGTCAGCAATAAGAAGACCACTGGTTCCACACCCACTCAAAACGTTGCCAATTACAGAAACGTCAACACAGTTGATAGAGTCTACACCAGAGCCACCATCCGCCCCATTTTGTATGTCGTTTCCTTGGATAATTAGTCCCGAAACATCGTTGCAATAAATTGTTGCTTGGTAGGAAGTAAGACCGACGTTGAATGACGCCCTACAGTTAGTCATTCCCCCTGCAAAGGAGATACAGTCAAGGCCGACCTCTTCAAACGTATTAAAATCCGCAAAGGCGTGATCATGGTTCAGCCACGCCGCCGCCTGAATCTGGTCGGCGAACAGTCCTGACGTTTGGAAATACATTCCACAGTTAGTAAAGTATGAGTTTGAAACGCCGACAAACGAGCCGCCAGAAACTAGAAGCCCGATCCCCCGGCAGTTCTGCCACCAGCACTTATCGAATAGAATTCGGTCACAGTTAAACGTCTGGACAACATTGTTGTTGATCCCAACCGCCGACAAGTTGCCGTCAAAAACGATTCCCGTAACCAGAACGTCGGCGCAGGTGACAAAGCTGAACAAAAGCGGGTCTGTGCCCGTCGCGGCGGTCTTGGCTTTGATTACAGGGCGACCGAGGCCAATCCATTGCTTAACTGAGTTGGATGGCGTGAAGTGGTTAATAATGTAGGTGCGGCCATAGCCGGGAATGACAACACCCACGCCTGCCGCCGCAGCCGCAGCCGCAGCCGCGACAAACGCCGCCGTATCGTCAGCGACTCCATTGCCGAGCGCGCCATAATCCGTGACGTTTACGGCAAGGCTTACAAGCGGCTTCCACACCCCTGCGCCAAGTTGATACTCGATCAAGTCAGCTGTCGCATTGGCGCGAAGGTTTACGCCCTCGCCGTACAGGACGGGCGACCCATCGTTCTGTACGCCGAGGCGGGATTTAACGACCCCATCAATCTTTAGCTCAAGCGCGCCCAAATCCTCCGATTGTGCGCTTGCGCGATTAAGATCAATCCCCTGCCTTGTAACTTTAGTCGTCATCAGACTTGCACCGTCAGAGAGGGTTGATCCGCGCTATCGCCGGAGTTTGGATAGACCGCCGCGTAACTGCCAAACGCCGCCGTACCCATCGCATTGTTGCGAGAGCGAACATTTGTAGTGTCGCCGCCTGTGACAAGAAAACCGTTAGCAAGTCCCGGCCATGAAGCGTCTTTCTGAGAAACCTTATTGTTCTCGACACAAGAAATCTCGCAGTTAAGCATATAGATATGCTCTGTCGCAGTTCCGCTTGACCCGCCGCAATAAGGGAAGTTGTTATTCAGGATCATCGCCCCCTGAACGCCGTCCATATAGATCGAGCGGTTTACATGGTAGCGGAAATGGTTTGCCTGAATCTGCACGTCATGGATTACGCCGAACACCGCGCCGGTCGTCAGTTTCCGCATATCAATCGCATTCCCGAGACAGCTTTCAAACTGGCAGCCGAGGAACTTGAGCGATGAAATCTTTGCACCGTCGATGGCCTCGACATACACCGCATTCGTGGTCGTGAACGTGCCGTTGCCTTGGAACTTGGTCCCCGGTGCAAACGTCATGTCGCCAAGCGTCCGATCCAGACCGGGAGCGGATTTTGACGTCATCACCACGCAACGGCCGACGTGACCCGCATAGAACTGCGTATCGTTCACTACGTTGACCGCCTTGACCAGTGCCGACGTAGGCCCGGTGGTTTGGCTGCATTCGATGTAGAGACAGACGCCACCACCAGCGCCGCCAGCAATGGGTTGACCAAAGATGCACGACGACAAGACAATCTCAGAACATGTCGATCCACCGGCGGTAAGGCCAATATACATTGACCGGCCATAGACAGTCGCGGAGTTGGAATAGACGTTTTGGAAGATTAGCTTAGTCACAGACCGAACATCAATGTTCGTCGCAAAGTCGCTAACCGTGACATTGGTCACCGAGTTGTTCGTCAGGCCGGTGATGATCTTGTCACTGGCCCCGCCATCGCCCGCAATAATAAGCCCTGCGCTATATGGGTTATTTGACGGGAACACAGAGAACCCGTCCATGCGGACTTCGGTATTCGAGTTGAGATCAGCGAGGCCGTAAATGCCTTGAACGCGGATACGCCCGCCCCCGCCAGCGGAATAAAACCGCGTTCCCGTGCCAGCCAGAGACCATCCTGCCCCGCAGAACTCAATGACTTCCAAAAGGCTTGGCTGGATATTGATCTCGCCGTCAATTCCATAGGCCCTGTCATGAGCCTTCAGGCGAGGAAGGCGGCGATTGCCTCCCGTAGTCCCTGACGCCAGAACGCAGGCCACAGCCTTGTTGAAGGCGTCTGTGTTATCGGTATAGGCCCCGCCGCCCGGCAGGGATTCATCCCAATCGCCTACAGCGCCGAAGAACTCAGGCGAGACATCATCCAACCCGACGACATCGCCATCGCCCGTGAAGACGTGGTAGTCAAAGCGGCAATCGAAAACGCCACGGATCGTCAGGGTTACGCCAGCCGCAACATTGATCGTGCCGTTGATGACCTTGAGCATGGTCCCGACCGGAATCGTCGTGTCGGTGGTAATCGACAACTCGCCATCGGCAAGCGTCCACACAGGACCGTAAGCGAAGGCTTCTTCAACGCCAGGGCCATCATCCGACCCGTCCTGATAGACCGTAGGCCAGTCATAAAGATCGGGGGTTCTGGCAGCCCGTGAGGTAGTCGAGAGCTTCCGCCCATCGGGGACGATGGCAGCGGGAGGCGGCGTGATCGAAACGCCGGTAGAGCGCGCAACATGAACGCCGACACCGATTGCCCCAAGTTCGGGAGCTGTCGTGAAGGTGATTTGGTTCGTACCGTCTGTGCTGTAGTCATAGACAGGCGAGCCGTCAGGGTCTTCCGGGGTTTGGGGAACGCCCGCGACCTTAACCTCAACCGTCCAAGCGTTACCGGCTTCGACCTCTTCGGCCATCGTAAAGGTCGTGGTGGTTCCGTCACCTACAAAGGTGAAGGTTTCGCCCGAGCCCGTGAGAGAACCGGCCGCAGCAACAGCGATGGCAGCAGCAGCCTCGGCAATCTCGGCATATTCTTCAGCCAGAGCTAGGGCCGCCGTGTCGTAATCGACGGACGGACGGTAGTTGTCGAAGACCGACGTATTGCCCGGCGACGAACCGTTCTGCGTCGTGACAGCCAGCGTATAAAGATACGGATCAGCTTCCGTGCCGGATTCAGCAAAGATCGGCGGAAACTGACCAGACGAGTTGGCAACAACTGGATTGCTGGAAAGCGTCGTCAGCGCAAAGTCTGTGTAGATGTTCGCGAGTGTGGTAGTCTCGTTCTCATAGACATAGAGAAGCGCGCCCGGCAAGAGGCGGTCCTCCCTGTTACGGGCCGGCATAAATTGCGGGAGGACTATCCGACCGACCGACATGACTAGATTGCCCCCATTTCTACGGCACGGCGCGGCTCAACGCCCCAATAAAGAAGCTCATGCAAAACCCTGCATTCTTTTGCTTCTTCTAGGTCGTCGTAACAACCGAGGTGAACATTTAGATTTTTCTCTTTGGCGATAGAGACGCGCCATTGTGATACGTCTGACTTCCACGAAACGCCACGGAAACCAGAAATAGATATTTTGTCTCTTGGGCCAGGAGCATTTCGAGAATTTACAGAAAGGTTCGTCTTTCTAAGATTCTCTCTTTGGCAATTAATGCCGTTACCGTCTTTGTGGTCAACGATTCCGTCACCTTTAGAGAGCCCAAGAACCTCTCTGTGAAGATGAACAACCCCAACCTTAGACTGACCCTTTAACCAAACTGTTCTTTGGGCGTAAACTCTGCCATTGCTACGCTCACGCGCGCTCCACTTCCACCTAGTTAGGTGTGCGTCTTCATCGCTTAGGAGCGCCACATAGCCCTTGCTGATCGGCATCTCTATCATGGCAAAAAGAGTTTTCGTTTCCAGGAAAATCGCGGGATTTTGGTTTTACTATTCGCCGCCATCTAGGCTTTCAATCCTCATGCAGAGGATAGGGTTATTCGGTTGGCTTGCCCTCATGGGTCTTGGTATTGGATCGGCTTTATTGAGCGGTAGCTGACCCTTGTGCTGACGCAATACCGTATCGCACAGAACGCGCAAGACGGCGAGCCTCCCCGCGTGACATCTTCTCAGACAGCATCCTGATCAGATCATCCGTGCGGGCCGGATCAAGTGCGGCCTCGACTATCGCTTGTGCTTGATTGTCCGAAAAGCCACGCGATTGGAACCGACGCGTCAGACGAACGGCTAGACCGGGAATATTGCCCGTCATGACCTCACGCGCAGCCCCCGCGCCATCGGCAAGGTTCTGTGCGTCTTGCAATCGCTGTGCAGTCTGAGAGCCAGAGAGCGGGTTGATCGTGCGAGCGTTCTCAAGCGCGCGGCGCTCAAGAGCCATCCCGGTTTGCATGGCTGCTGCATCGTCACCCAAGAGCGCGAGATTACGCATCCCTTGCTCCCGGCCTACGGAAAGCCGCGCAGCCGTTCCGGGTGCATTGCCTTGGGTTCCGGCTTGGCGCTCGATGGCCCGACGAGCCGCCGCACGGGCGACCTGAACCTCTTCCGGCGTCAGCTTGGCAACAGCCGCACCGAACTGATCGGCTTCCATAGACATGAAGGCTTCGCCTAGATCGACAGCATCAATCTTGCCGCTTTCATCCGCAAACTCTCTTAGAGCCGCGTCGTAACCCGGCACCTGTTGGCGCGCCGTGCCCCTCAGACGCTCCGCAAGGGCGAAGTAGGAGGATGCGGCGTCATTGTTGCCCGCGCGTTGGAATGTCTGCGCCTTGCCATTGAGGGACCGTGCAAGCCTGTCCGCCATCCCGACCGTCAGTTGAACGCCATTGGGGTTGTCCAACGCACCATCGGAAAGCTGTTGCAGGAGGTTCGCGGTTTCACTGTCGCCACGGTTCAAAGCCGCCGTGGTCGCTTCCTCAATCGCGGGCTTCATGGCAGGAGCGCGCAAAGCATCAATCACCGCGCGTTCCGGCTGAACGGGTTCATTCCTCACAGCTCCAAACGCTTCGTCGGCTTGGCGTGAACGGCGAGCGGTCATCTCTCCCGTCATCTCAAGCGGCGAGCGAGGGTCGCTGGAAATTGTGCGGCGCGCTTTGGTCGATACACGGTCCTG